TAATACCATTAACAACTAATTCTCTCTTAGTTATAGTGTAATTAATCAATACGTTATTTGCATTGAAGTTTGGTATTTTTAGTCTATTTGGAAATCCTTGAGAGTTATATGGTGAGGCGAAATCAATGTCTTGAATATTTTCGAAAACAATGCCCGCACCGACAACTTGGGAACCTCTTGTTAATACACCAAGATATCTTTCATCTTCTTTATCACCGAAAGCAGGAACTGTTATAGAAAAATCAACTAAAGAAACCGATGGTCTTTGACCAGGTACTTTAAGTCCATATGTTCTCGCAATGTTATATACTGAAGACCTTTGTTGTGCATATTGAAGCACTGTTTCTTGAATACTTCTATCAATATTATAGTTGAGGTTATCCGCAACAGCCGCATTTAAATCTAGGAATACTGAAAAGACAGATGCGTCATTAAAGTCTTGAATGAGCTCAGGATAGTAAGTTCTTACATAGTTTAGTAGTTCAGTTCTTATTGCCTGATAATCTCTTGTTGCGTATGATATTTTTCTATTTGCCATCTATCTTAAATATTGATAATAACGAAATCACTTTGTCCAAATGCATTCCTTTCAGTTGAGTAATCTATTCTCACCTTAGCAGTATATTCTGCAGTTCCTTTCCCTGGTACTCTATAAATGTCGTACATTCTTGGGTCAGCAGCAGTCCTACTTGTTGTTGGTGGAACCTCATCATCGATGTTTGCAGGTTCAATAGTAATATTGTTTAATAATAATTCAGGCATGAATTGTGAAACCGCATCCCTGATATCGGATTCAATCGCATCGAATGTTAAACCATCATATGGTTCAAATATAAATTCGTAAATTCTTGTTCCGAACTCAGGTAAAAAATATCTTGACCCTTTACGAGTAAGAATCAAATGTATAAGGTCGGCTTTTATTTCCTGTGCCTCAAATTCCGTGAGTGCTAAATAATCACCCTTTCTAGAATCTCTGAAAGGAAAATTTATACCATATGTAATCCCGTCTGCCATATAGTGATAAATATACTTTGATTATTTTTTTATTGTAGTATTTCCCTTCTGAGCTTTTGGTTCATAAGGACAATGTCTACATCCATTACCACAACAATAGCCACGATTAATGTGATATGCTTCGGTCATTACTTTTCGACCGTTTTCCTCATAAAAATAAGTAGGGTCAAGTTTTTTAGTCTTGACCCCACCGTTTTGGTTATTTTTCATAGATTATACTAATGTTACTTCACATGCTCCACCAGCACAAGCTACTTCACCACTCAAATCTGTATCATCATCCATCTCAACGATTTTTGATAAATCTACGTCGTGGAGTGTCTTCATTAATTCTTCGTACTTTTCTTTTGTACAATCTTCGAATGGTGCCTGAATGTAAGTTCCACCATCGTAAGGTAGTACCGAAAGTCCGTTGTATGATTCTTTATTTTCCCACATCCATTCTCCTACTGCAGGCCATTCGTGAGGTCTGATTGATATTGTAGCAGAAACGTTGTGTGCGTTTGAACCACTTCTGTGTCCTGGTTTAATCCATTCTTGTTGAACCTTTTTAACTCTTTCAAGGAGTTGAATTGGAGATTCATTTCTCAAAATTGAACCTTCAGGTGCTTTTTGTGGTATTCCAATCACAGCAGTGTCGTGTGGTCTGAAATATTCATCTTCAACTAACTCAGGATGATTTTCTTTCAAGTGAGTATAAATTGCTTCGTTCTTACCAACTCTAACTCTACGAACATAATAATCATTGTGCCATGCGTGGATACCTGATGATGTTCCTAAAGTTAATGAAGTTGTACCTGCTGGTTTAACAGTTGTTGTTCTTGCCGCCGCGTTGATACCTAATAACTCGGCAACTCTTTTGTTTTCTTCTTTAACAACTTTAGCCGCAGATTTCATATTCAACCCTAATACTGCACCTGAACCAATACCAGTCATTGAGATTCCGATAAGTGCATCTTTTTCTGTTGTTCTTTGCCATATTGGTCTCAAGTAGTGGAAATCTGTATATCCTGCTTGTAGTGTTCCGATGAAAGAAGCAGCTCTAACTCTGTCTTCATAGTCTTCCTGTGATACTACATTAGATACGTTAACCTCAGTTAAGTTACAGAATTGGAATGGTCTAAGAGCAATTTCACAACATGGGTTTGTTCCCCAATCTTTGTCGTTACTCAAATAGATACCAGGTTCACCTGCTCCACTCGCTTCAATTCTTTTCCAAAGGTCCATAAAGTACTCCTTGGTAATTTTGTGTCTCATAAGAACTGCAGAGTTGTTAGCTCTACCTCTCTGTGGATTTGTCTCCCACCAAGAACCACTCTTACATCCAATCATTTCTTCATCAGTTGCTGAGAATAATGAGATAAGAGCCGCTCTTCTAATTCCACCTGCCAATACCGCATCTGCGATGTGGCAAACAATATCATGAACTTCAATTGGTCTTAATCTATCACCATCTTGTTTTGAATCTAAAATCCCTTCAACTTTAATCAGACATTCTTTAAGTGGTTGAGGACCAGGTGCTTTACCACCTGATGTAATTAATCTTGCACCCTTTGGTCTGATGTCGCTGAAATCAAATTCAATGTGTGAACCTCCGAAGAAGTATGATTTAACTAACACCTTAACTGCATCAGCCCAACCTTCAATTGAATCGGCAACTAACCATCTTCTACCTCTTTCTCTATTTGGTTTTCTAATTTCAGGTAGTGCATCTACGTGATGTTTCTGAACCGAGTAACCAACACCAGTTCCACCTAATAGAAGGAACATGATTTCTGAGAACACTCTCCAATCATCAATCGGTGCGAAAGCACAGTTGTAGATACGGTTTGGAGAAATTTCAATTGGTTTACCCGCGAACTGCATTGACCTCATTGAAGGTAATACTTGCTTTTTGTAAACGTACTGATAATTCTCTCTGATTTCTTTTTCTAATTTAGGATACATTTTAATATGCATCTCCATGTTTCTTGTGACTAACTCTTGCCACGTTTCTCTTCTCTTCAATTCAGGCATGTACTTAGCGTATTTCATATACACTGTAATGTCCGATAAAATCCTGTTCGAAATGTCCATTTTTTTAAATTTTTGTGTAAAACTTTTTTATCAAAAAAACCGTGATTTTTATGATAAATATGCGGTCGGGTAATATGCGACTACAAATTTAGTTAAAAAAAAATAAGTTTTTTTGAGAAAAAGTAGATATTTAATTAAGTCTAATTTTGGGTTTGTTCTCTTTGTTTTCTCTTGTCGAGGAGCTCCTTAACTCTATCTCTTTTTCTTTCTTCTTGTTGTTCTTCAAAACCAAGGAAGGTAACAGAAGATTCTGTATCGATTTCTAATAGTTCGTTGTTGAACTTACAGTTTTCGAATACAACACCGTCTTTTCCTAAACGGGATTTAGTGATGGCAATTGTTGCAAGATTCATTTCCTTTTGTTGTAATGTCTTAGCAACGGTTATGATTACGTGACCCACTTGAGCTTTCTTGATAGAACCACCCATTTGGTCCGTTGTTACAACTTCCGAAGAAATTGAACTTCTATTTCCTTGGGTTGCTGTCCAACCAGCAATATCCAATTCATGGCACATAGCCTCAAATGCTCTCATAACAGACCCCTCAGCTTTCCACTCGTCCTTAGCTGTTGATTCGGGTAACACACAATCAATATAATCCAAAAGAATCATATCAATCTTTGTACCGTCAGCAATCATCTTTCTAACTTGGTTTTTGATTTGATTCATGGTCATAGTATCTGATGCCAGTTTCTTGAGAACCAATCTGTTCTGCATCGTTTCTTTAATCTCAGTAATTTTTTCCATTACTTTATCCTTATGGAATACCAAGTTATCTGGTTCAATACCTGTCCAAATAGTGAAGTGTTTTCTTTGTACGATTTTTGGGTTGTCCTCAAAAAATATCTGAAGAACATTATACCCCATGTTAAAAGCGGTGTTAGCTATCTTGGTAAGAACAGTTGTTTTACCAACACCTGTAGGTGCTAAGATTACACCAATTTCACCTTTAGCCAAACCACCTTTAAGAAGTTTGTCGATACCCGCAATTCCCATCGGAATCGGATGTCTGTAATCCTCTTCCAAAACCGTATCCAAATCTGCGAAAACATCTGATTGGCCTTTTTCAACCTCACCGACTTGAAGTGCCTCTCTAACAAGACCTTCAACTTTATCGTACGACTCAAAATCACCTTCTGTGATAATCTTTTGAGCCTTGTTCATAGCTTTCTGTAACTCTTGTTGTTTACAGAATTTCAATGCTTTTTCTTGAACAAATTGTGTCCCTTCAAACGGAGCTTCTTTAATTTGTTTTAGAGTATCCAAAACAATTTTAGCAACAAGTTCCTGTGAAACTTCAGATTTGATTATCTGTTCCAAAGTCTCAAAGTTCGGAGTTGATTCATACTTCACATAGTATTCTTTAATCATCTGAATGATGATTTTAAAATACTTGTTATCGAAGTAGGAACTTTCCAAAACATCAATGATTGATGAGGAAAAATCTTTGTCTACAACAATCTGATTGATTAATTGAATTTGAAATGTATTACCTAAGTAGTCGAAATTCTTGTTCATATTTTAGCTCTATAACCCCCTTGTATTATTTTAAATATTTGTTAGGCGAGGTCAAGTTCCAAATATTTGTAAGTTAATTTTCTGCTTGAAAAGATGTCTGTAAGCTCTCTCAAAACCTCTTTTAAAAATGGTCTCACATCAACTGTGTAACGCACTTTCGGTGGATAAAGTTTACCATCAAACTGTCTGTGGTTAAGGATTGTGTCCCCAACTTTTACATAAATGTTGAAGTTTTCGGGACCTTCAGTGAATGAAGTTTCCATAATTGTAGGGTCGTGATTGATAGCTTCTTGGTTGTCCATCATATAAATCACAGTTTTCATTTTCAAGTAGTAGTGAAGTTCTTCACTCAAA